TTACGTTTCTTCAACACCAAGTTGATACGATTCAAAACGGATTACATCTATTCCCACCCATTCGTTTAACGCCAATATCTGGCGTTGCAGCGGCATCAGTTCATTGCGCACGAAAACTTTACTGGCTTTGCCTACATCACCGAAACCGCCGACGTTGTTCGGGATAATCCCCATCATCTGCGGCGGTATACGGTGCGCGGCCAGCATGTCATCGCGGCTGACGTTCTTGATGTTCAGGAACTCATCTTTGGCCGCCACTTCGGACACAGGGATCACCTTCACCGAATCCGGCTTGCCGTTCGGCGAATACAGAAACAGGTTGCGAAAGTTGCCCGGCCCCTTGGCGCTTTTCATCGCCTGGCGGATGTTGTTCACGTCTTCCTGATTCTGCTGGCCGTCGCTCATGTACAGGATAAAACCGGCGTGACTGCCGTTCAGGTAATACTTACGCCGGAACAACGTGGCGGACTCGTTCAGCAGTGCCGACGGAATGGCGGACAAGTATTCCGGCAGACCATAAATTTCTTGCCCCAGGTCAGGCTCCATCAGGTGAAACACGCTGCGCGGTTCAAATTGATACGGTTGGCTGTTGTAGCCGTAGCGGGCAAACCAGTAGGTGTCCAAATCCAGCCCGCGCCGGGTGTATTTCGCCAGCGTTGGTTGTAGCGACAGCAGGCCGCCGAGGCGGTTGGTACGTTTCTCCAGGTACGCATTGCCGAACACCAGATAATCCTGCACAAACCGGCTGAACGCCTGTTGGCTTAACAGCGGGTGGGGGATAAAGGTGCTGGTCAGAATATTGCGCTTCACGAAAATCGGCGAGCTGTGGTGTACTGCCGCCCGGAACGTCCGGGCCAGACCTTCAAAGCTGATTGGCGGTTCGTACCAGCGATCGGTGCGCACGCATTCGATATAGTCCAGCAACTCGCGCCGGTCGAGTACCGGGATTGGGTCGCCAAATGAAAAGGCTTCCACGCCTGCCGGGGCGGCGGTGAGCGTAGCGGGTGGTTGTAGTTTGCGGCGTTTTTTCATTTAAAAAATCTCTACGATGTTATGGCTGTTGGCGTTCTCGCCTTCCAGCGGTTCGTTGTGAAGTGCGTGCATGGTGGCCCAGGCCAGGTCGGCGTGACTGGCCTCCTCGCTGCGGCTCGCCTCATACGTCGGGTGGCTGCCGCTGGCGGTCATAGCCTTGCGGATGGACATAAAAGATTGGGCGATATCGGTGTGGCCGGCGTCGAACTCCAGCCGGCGATGACTGATTACATCATAGGCTTTCAAAACCAGGGCGTTTTTGACGATCGGGTTGTAAACGAACTCACGGGCCGCCGGGAAAAACTGTTTCACGTTCTGATAGACGCCGTGACCGACGCCGGTCGAATCGATACCGATGTAGGTCACGTTGTACTGTTCGGTCAGTTTTCTGATGGCGTCCGCCTGGGCGCGGAAGTCCATCCCCCGCCACTGGTGTCGCTCCAGAATGCGGAACTTGCCGCCCGGTGCCCGCGGCGGAGCCAGAACCACACACCCGGCGCTGTCGCCGTTTTGGGTGCCTTTGGCCGGGTCGTAACCAATCCATACCGGGTAATGCCCGAACGGCCGGATCAGCAGCGGCTGGAAGTCATCCCATACCTCCCAACTGTCCACCATACACGCCTGCATATCCGCGAGTGGAAACACCGATGCCAGGTCGTCGATAAACTCGCACATCAGCAGGTTTTGGTAGTCGGCCGGGCTATAGCGCAGGCGCAGTTGATCCAGGTCGAACAGGTTACAGCCGCCGCGTACGGCGTCTTCTACCGTGACTATCTGCCGGTATTGCCCATCCGGGCACAGCACGCCGGGGGACAAGTGGGCATGTGTCAGGTCAATGTCGATACGGTCAGCCTTGGCGCGACCCCGGTTAAACTGCGCCCCGGACCAGAACGGATAGGCACTGTGGGTCAGGCTGGGCGGCGTGGAAAAGTAGGTTTGTCGCCACTGTTTATGTAACGCCATCCCCGACGCCACCTTTTGCAATTCCTGAAACTTGGGGATCCAAAAGTATTCGTCAAGATACAGGTTGCCGTGATAGCTCTGCGCCGTGCGGGCGTTGGTGCCGAGAAAATACAGGGTGGCGCCATTGGGCAACGTCATTGGGTCGCCTTTCAGTTCGACGTCCACCTCGCGCGCAAATTCAATGATGTATTGCTTGAACACGTGCGCCTGCGCCTTGCTGGCTGACAGAAAGATCTGGTTGCGGCCGGTAGTTAGCGCGTCGATCAGCGCCTCGCGGGCAAAAAAGTAGGTCGCGCCGATTTGGCGGGATTTCAGCAGGTTGCGAACTGTGTATTTATTGCCGGCTTCCCACCAGTGCCGCTGATAGTCGAACATGCCGTGATGGAACACATCGACCAGTTTCTCTATCTGTTCGTCGGTGAAGACGTTTTTTTCCGGCGGCTTGCGCGGGCCGTTGTTGCGGTTCGCTACCTTTGGGTTTAGATCGGCCTCGTTACCGCCGTTGTTATATTTACCGATGCGGGCGTGTCGTTCGGCCTGTCGGGCCAGTAGGTCGATTTCCTTAAAGTCTTTCCCCTCTTTGACCGGCTTCATGATGAGCTGGCAATAGCGCGCCGCTGTGGTGAGCTGCATCTGGTCAAGCGGGCCGTAGTCACCCCACTTGTCGCGCTTCTTCCAACTATGAACGGTCGCAGGTTTCTCCCCCAGCATTTCGGCAATGCGGGCGATGCGTAATCCCTGAAACCATAAAAACATCGCCTGACGGCGGGGATCGAGGTCGGTGTGTTGCGCTGTCGTTTCCATGCCCGCAAGACTACGGCCTGACCCGCCTGCCCTGCCGCTCTTGCCCATTGTGCTGTCTGGCGCACAATGCCGCCGCGTTGTCTCGGCCCCTACTGACGCCGCACCCTAAAGGTTCTCTGATTGTCCTGATGATGAACTGGAGCCTGAACAATGGCAGCGAAAGCAAACGCACGTCGATTCCGGATTGGCGTGGAAGGGGCCACCACTGACGGCCGCACGATTGATCGTGCCTGGCTGGAGCAGATGGCCGCCAACTATGACCCGGCGGTCTATACCGCGCTGATCAACATGGAGCACATCAAAGGCTATACCCCGGATAGCCCGTTTCGCCGGTATGGCAAAATTGAGGCGCTGGAAACCGAAGAGATTCAGGACGGCTTACTGAGCGGTAAGCTGGCGCTGTATGCCTACCTCGCCCCGACCGATGATCTGATCGCCCTGACCAAGAAGTGGCAAAAGCTGTTCACGTCGATGGAGGTCAACCCTGATTTTGCCGACACCGGCGCAGCGTATCTGGTCGGCCTGGCGGTTACCGATGACCCGGCCAGCCTGGGTACTGAAATGCTGACCTTTAGCTCTGGCGCAAAGCAAAATCCGCTGGCCGCCCGCAAACAGGCACCGGGCAACCTGTTTACCGCCGCCGAAGAAACCCCGCTGGTGTTTGATCTCGATGACAACAAGCCGTCTCTGTTCGGCCGCATCTCTGCGCTGTTCGCCAAAAAACAGACCTCGGACGATGCGCGATTCGGTGATGTGCATCAGGCGGTAGAGCTGGTGGCACAGGAGCAGCAAACGCTGGCCGGCCAGGTGCAGCGACACGATGTGCAACTGGCCCGACTGACGGCACTGGAAACCGACCTGCAGGCGCATAAAACCGAGCTGGCGAGCCTGAAAGAGACGTTAGGCCAGCAGGACCGTAACCCGGCATTTCGCCCGCTGTCCACCGGCGGCGCAGATACCGCGACCGTTCTCACCGATTGCTAAGGATTTTCCACCCCATGAAGAAAGACACCCGCTTTAAATATAACGCCTACCTGACGCAACTGGCCGCCTTGAACAACGTCCCGGTGGAAGATGTCGGCACCAAATTTACCGTTGAGCCGTCCGTCAGCCAGACGCTGGAAGACAAGATCCAGGAGTCGTCCGCATTCCTGACCATGATCAACATCGTGCCGGTGGATGAGCAGTCCGGCGAAGTGCTGGGGCTGGGCATCGGCCAAACCGTGGCCGGGACGACCGACACGACCCAGAAAGAGCGCGAGCCGACCGATCCGACGTATATCGACGGCAGTGGCTACAAATGTACCCAGACCAATTTCGATACCGCCTTGCCGTATAGCAAAATCGACCTGTGGGCCAAGTTTCAGGATTTTCAAACCCGCATTCGCAACGCGATTGTGCAGCGTCAGGCGCTGGACCGCATCATGATCGGCTGGAACGGCGTGAAACGTGAGAAAAACTCTGATCGCGTGAAATACCCGCTGTTGCAGGATGTCAACATCGGCTGGCTTGAAAAAATCCGTCAGGAAGCCCCGGCGCATGTCATCGGCAATATCGTGGACGACGACGGTCAGGAGATTTCTAAGAAAATCCGGGTCGGCAAGGGTGGCGACTTTGACAACCTCGACGCGCTGGTGATGGCGGCGGTGAATGAAAAAATCGCCGTGCAGTACCAGGACGACACCGAGCTGGTCGTTATTTGTGGCCGTCAGTTGCTGGCTGACAAGTATTTCCCGCTGGTGAACAAAGAGCAGGAAAACAGCGAGAAGCTGGCTGCAGACCTGATCATCAGTCAGAAGCGCATGGGTGGTTTGCAAGCAGTCCGCGTGCCGTTCTTCCCGGCCAATGCGCTGCTGATCACCCGACTGGACAACCTCTCTATCTACTGGCAGGACGGCACCCGCCGCCGCGCGGTCATTGATAACCCGAAGCGCGACCGCGTAGAAGATTTTGAGTCGGTCAATGAAGCCTATGTGGTGGAAGAATACGGCTGCGCTTGTCTGGTGGAAAACATCACGCTGGGTGAGTTTGCCGAGAGCGCTGCCGCCCCGGCTGCTGCTGATAACCCCAACGCCGGGGCGTAATGATGGTGCTCAACCCGTTCCAGCGTCACACCCGGTTTATTCAGGGGCAACAGGCCGCCCACTCGGGCGGTACGGCGCGGCCACTGTCCGGCTATGACCGCATGTTGATGCAACTCACCGAGGACCAGATGCGCCTCAAGCGCATTCAGTCTCAGGAGAAAAAGGCCGAGCTAAAACGCCAATTGTTGCCGGCCTATGCGCCGTGGGTGGCGGGCGTGATCGCCGCTGACGGCACGCATCAGGACGATGTGCTGATGCATGTGATGGTCTGGCGCATTGATGCGGGCGACTATGACGGGGCGCTGACGATTGCCCGTCATGTGCTGCGCCACGGCTGGGTGATGCCCAAGCGTTACAACCGGACCACTGCCTGTACCGTGGCGGAAGAGTTCGCCGACGCCGCGATACGGGCGTTTCTGGCCCGTCAGCCGTTCGATGCCGGGTTGTTGCAGGCGGCGCTGGAGCTGACGGCTGACGACGATATGCCGGACCAGTCCCGCGCGCGACTGCATAAATCGCTGGGGTACGCGCAGCGGCTGGCCGATTGCCCGGTGCCGGCGCTGGATAACCTGCGGCGGGCGCTGGAGCTGGATCAACGGTGTGGCGTGAAAAAAGATATCGAGCAGTTGGAGCGACAACTGCGCAACGCCGGAAACGGCGGATAACCTAACGTGCCCACGCACCGGGCGGCACGGGGTGGCGACAGGTTTTAAGCCGCGTCAAAACCCCGTCCACCGCCCACCCATTCCGAGGATGCCATGAGCTTTATTGCCCCTGAGTCCGCGCCCTCGCTGCCGGACCTGATTAAAAACACCGCCTTCTGGCCCGATCTGGACGTGGGCCACTTCCGCGATGCGATGCGCACCGATGGCACGGTGACCCCGCCCCGGCTGCGGCAGGCGGTACTGACCGCCATTTCTGAAGTTAATGCGGAGCTGTTCGACTGGCGACAACGCCAGCTGGCTGCCGGGTATACCACGCTGGCCGACGTGCCCGGTGAGCAACTGGACGGCGAGCCGGAACGCCTGCACCTCTACCGCCGCGCGGTGTGGTGTTGGGCGCGAGCCAATCTGGCCGAGCGTTACCGCGACTATGACGCCACCGGCGCCGGTAACAAGCGTGCCGACGCGCTGGAGCCTGCGATTGATGACCTGTGGCGGGATGTTCGCTGGGCATTGAGCCGTCTGCAATCGCAGCCGCATGTGATTGTGGAGCTGATTTAATGCAGGTGCGGGCGCAGCAACACGACACCGTAGACGCGCTGTGCTGGCGTCACTACGGCCGCACGGCGGGATTGACCGAGCAGGTATTGGCGGTGAATCCCGGTCTGGCTGATATCGGCCCGATCCTGCCGCACGGGTTGCTGGTCGAACTGCCGGACGTGGAGCCGTCCGCCACGACGGAAACTCTTCAACTCTGGGACTGACATATGAATGAAACCGATAAAAGTATTGTGACCCTGTTCATCATCGGCATGCTGATTGCCGTCGGCAAGGTACTGGCAGGCGGTGAGCCGATCACCGTGCGGCTGTTTCTCGGCCGTGTTTTGCTCGGCGGCTTTGTCTCTACGGTGGCCGGGGTAGCGCTGGTGCAGTTTCCCGACCTGTCGCCGCTCGCTATTAACGGCATCGGTGCGGCGTTGGGCATTGCGGGTTACCAAACCATCGAACTGCTGATCCAGCGGCGTGCCAGGCAACTGAGCGATAAGGCGGGTCGCAATGAATAATCACCCTAACCTACAGGGGTTCCTGGACATGCTGGCGTTTTCGGAAGGAACAGCCAACCACCCGCTGACCCGTAACCGGGGCTACGACGTGATTGTGACCGGTTCAGACGGCAAGCCGGAGGTTTTTACCGACTACCGCGATCATCCGTTCGCCAGTGGCCGGCCGGCGAAAGTGTTTAACAAACAGGGCCAGCGCTCCACCGCCGCCGGGCGTTACCAGCAGTTGTACCGCTACTGGCCCACGTACAAAAAGCTGTTACGCCTGCCGGATTTCAGCCCGGCATCACAGGATACGCTGGCGATTCAGCTTATCCGTGAGCGCCGGGCGCTTGATGACGTACTGGCCGGGCGTATCGCCTGCGCGATCGTCGCCTGCAATAACATCTGGGCATCGTTGCCCGGCGCGGGTTACGGCCAGCGCGAACACGCCCTTGATCGTCTGCTGGTGGTGTACCAGCAATCAGGCGGAAAGCTGGCGTAAACCTCTCACACCTATCACAGACAACAACATGAGGTCGTTATGAACTATCTACTTGAAAGACTGAAAGAACCTTCCACCTGGCGCGGTATCATTATGGTAGTGGCTGGGGTGTTTGGCGTACAACTGGGTGCCGACACCCAGGCGCTGGTTATCTCTGCAGGTGTCACGGCTGCTGGGCTACTGGGTGCGGCGTTGCCGGATACGTGGAAATAACCGATGAAAAAACCGCAGTCACTCCGTAATGCTCTGACAAACGCCGTGATCCATCTACGGGAAAACCCGGAGTGCCTGCACTTATTTGTGGATGAGGGCGCAGTGGTCAGTACACTGGCCCCTTCACTCTCCTGGGAATATCGCTACACCCTGAATGTCATCGTGACGGATTACGCCGGAGATCCGAATCTGCTGATGGCCCCTATCCTGAGCTGGCTGAGAGATAACCAGCCCGATATCATGGCAAACCCGGAGAACCGGGAAAAAGGCTTTACCTTTGAAGTCGATATTCTCAACCATACCGCTTGTGACATCAGCATCAACCTTAAACTAACAGAGCGCATTCAGGTGCGAGCCGATAACGGTCATCAGGTAGTCGAAGCCCTGCCAGAACCCGTTGAACCGGATGACTACTGGGCAGAACGCCGTGGATGACTTTCAACACGTTGAGGGGTGGCTGGCGGCCTTACTGGCAAAGCTCACCCCGGCAGAACGCAAAACCCTATTGCGTGAAGTAGCACGCGACTTACGCAAACGCCAACAAGACCACATTCGCCTGCAACAGAACCCGGACGGCAGCGCATTTGAACCGCGCCGGGTGTCACCACGCGAGAAACCCGGCCGCATCCGGCGGCAGATGTTCCGTAAACTACGCACCGCTAAATACCTAAAAGCGACAGCCACGGCCAACGTGGCCGAGATCGGTTTTACCGGTAATGTCCAGCGCATGGCACGGGTGCATCATTATGGCCTGCGGGATAAAGTGCGCGAGCGCGGCGCCGTGGTGAAATACCCGGCGCGGCAGTTGTTGGGGATGGATAGTACTGTATCTAACGATTTATTAGCTAAGTTAACAATGCTTTTACGTTAAATATTCGTAGGCTTTAGCCTTCTCCTTTTCATGGTGTTTTAAAATTTTATCTCTAATATAAAGACTAACCCACATATCAATTATCACGTATGTAAAAATAAATAATAATGAAAAACAAGAAATATACAGCCCGATTTTAAAAAACTTAGTTTCTTCAATTTTACTTGAAATTTCATCAGAATATTCCTTATGACCAATGACATTACAAATAATCTCAATAAGTTCTTTTGATATATGAAATTCATTTGATAGTTCGATATTATTTTTTTTGCATTCTGACACATCAAGTTCCCACTTCCTATCGCCATACACATTTTTTGCTTTCTCTTGAGATAACAGAATCATCTCTCTCTTACCTCCATTATCATAATATAAATCTGCCCAACCGCTTGGTACCTTCAAGGCATGCTGATTTACAAAGGTAGCAAGTGACACTAGAAAGACAATAAAAACCGCAGTGAATATTACAGCAGAGAAATAATCTATTTTATTATTAGCTCTATATGCCTTTATTGCCGAGAATGAATAACCAAACCCTAACATCCAAGGCTTCAATCCATCAATGAGCAGCAAACTCTCTTTCTCTTTGGGTACTGAATTAAATTTTTTAATTAAAAATCTAAAAAAATAAACAACGATAGGAAATAGCACCCCCCACAATGGAGCACCTACAATCTCATTTACCTGTTTTATCGTATCCATAATTTTCCAAAGCTGAAAAGTAACCAACTGAAAAATAACAATGGTAGCGTGATTTTTGTTTGATTATCCATACAAAACCAACTGTTAGTTATCAAAATTATCTCATGGGATTCTTTCCCCATGAACGCACAAACTACCGAAATCATGCGCCTGTTGCTGAACCTGATCCGGGTCGGCGTCGTTATCGACGTTGACCCGGATAACTGGCTGTGCCGGGTTCAAACGGGCGAGCTACAAACCGGCTGGCTGAACTGGCTGACTACCCGCGCCGGGCGTGCCCGCACCTGGTGGAAGCCCTCACCAGGGGAACAGGTGTTGCTGCTGGCTATCGGCGGCGAACTGACTACCGCCTTTGTGCTGCCCGCTATTTTCTCCAATGACAACCCGCCGCCGTCCACCTCGGATGATGCGCTGGTGACGGTGTTCCCTGACGGCGCCCGCTTTGAGTACGAACCAGACAGCGGCCGGTTGCTGATTGACGGCGTAAAAAGCGTGGTGCTGAACGCGGACACACTGACGCTGAATGCTGCCGTGACCATCAACGGCACGGTCACCCATCAGGGCGGCAACCTGTCGTCAAACGGCGTAGTGGTGCATACCCACCAGCACAGCGGCGTACAGGGCGGCGGCAGCAATACCGGGGGGCCAGTCTGATGCGCTATCTGGGGATGAATCAGCAGACCGGCGGGCGGATCAGCGAGATGGCCCACTTGCGGCAATCAATCCGTGACATCCTGCTAACCCCGCTCGGCTCGCGTCTGGCGCGCCGTGAATACGGTTCGTTGCTGCCCGAATTGCTGGATCAGCCACAGAACGCTGCCACCCGGTTACAGGTGATGGCCGCCATTTACGGCGCGCTGCACCGCTGGGAACCGCGTTTGCAACTGACCGCGATTGATCTGACCACCGCGCTGGATGGCCGCATGGTGGCGGACCTGACCGGCGAACTGGTCAGCGGCCAGTCAGCTGCGCTGTCTGTTTCTCTGGGGAGTGATGCATGAGTGTGATCGACATGTCGCAACTGCCCGCGCCGGCCATCGTCACGGTGCCGGATTTTGAAACCGTACTGGCTGCCCGCAAGGCGGCCTATCTGGCGTTGTTTCCGGCCGATGAGCGCGACGCGGTAGCCGCCACGCTGGCGTTGGAATCAGAGCCAGTGGTCAAGCTGCTGCAGGAAAACGCTTACCGGGAAATATTGCTATTGCAGCGTATTAACGAAGCGGCGCAGGCGTGCATGGTGGCGTATGCGCTGGGTAGCGATCTTGACCAGTTGGCCGCCAATTACAACGTTAACCGCCTGACAGTCACCCCGGCGGATGAAACGGCGGTGCCACCGGTAGAGGCGGTATTGGAGAGTGACGACGACTTGCGGCAGCGCATCCCGGCCGCGTTTGAAGGGCTAAGCGTCGCCGGACCGACCGGAGCCTATGGGTTCCATGCCCTGAGTGCCGACGGCCGGGTGGCAGATGCGACGGCGATCAGCCCGTCACCGGCAGCGGTTACGGTAACCGTGCTGTCACGCGAGGGGGACGGCACCGCCCCGGATGATTTGTTGGTCGCTGTCGCGGCGGCGCTTAATGATGAGTCGGTGCGACCGGTGGCGGATCGGGTCACCGTGCAGTCGGCCCGCGTGGTTCCCTATGCGGTCACCGCGCGACTGTATCTCTACCCCGGCCCGGAGGCTGAACCGATACGCCAGGCGGCAGAAGTCAAGTTAATCGCCTACATTGGCACCCAGCGGCGGCTGGGGCGCGATATTCGCCGCTCTGCGCTCTATGCTGCGCTGCATGTGGAAGGCGTACAGCGGGTGGAGCTGGATTCCCCGGCGGCGGACGTGGTGCTGGACGATACCCAGGCGGCCTACTGCACCGGTCATCAGGTCACCATCGGGGGCAATGATGAATAACAGCCTGTTACCGCCGGGGTCATCTGCGCTTGAGCGCCGTCTGGCGGCGGCTTGCGGTGATATCAGTGCACTGTCGGTGCCTATCCGTCAGGTATGGAACCCCGACACCTGCCCGGCGTCGTTTCTGCCGTATCTGGCGTGGGCATTTTCGGTTGACCGCTGGGATGAGCGCTGGCCGGAGTCGGTGAAACGCCAGGTCATTAAGGATGCGTTTTTTATCCATCGCCATAAAGGCACGCTGTCAGCACTGCGCCGGGTGGTAGAACCGTTCGGCTATCTGATCCGCATTACCGAGTGGTGGCAGACCGGCGGCACACCCGGCACCTTCCGGCTAGATATCGGCGTGCAGGATGCCGGCATTGCTGAGGAAACCTATCTGGAACTGGAGCGGCTGATCGCCGACGCCAAGCCGGTAAGTCGCCACTTGCTGGGGCTGGCTATCCACCTCGACAGTCTGGGCGCGCTGCCGGTCAGCGTCGGGCAGTACAGCGGCGATGCGCTGACCGTTTACCCCTATTTCCCCGAAACCATTACCACCACCGGCGCCGATGTGCACGGTGTGGCGGTGCATCTTTCTGACAACGTGAGCGTACGCGCATGACAACCAAGTACTATGCGATCCTGACTAACACCGGGGCGGCTCTGCTGGCAAACGCCACCGCGCTCGGGCGGCAACTGCCGATTACACAAATGGCGCTGGGGGATGGCGGCGGCACCTTACCAACGCCTGACCCGTCACAAACCAAACTGGCAAACGAGCGGCGCCGGGCGCCGCTCAATTCTCTGAGCGTTGACCCGGCCAACACCAACCAGATTATTGCCGAACAGGTGATCCCAGAAGATGAAGGCGGTTGGTGGATACGCGAAATCGGTTTATATGATGCCAGCGGCAATCTGATTGCCGTCGCCAACTGCCCGGAAACCTACAAGCCGCAGCTACAGGAAGGCTCCGGCCGGGTGCAGACGGTGCGCATGATCTTGATTGTCAGTAGTACCGACGCGGTAACGCTGAAAATCGACCCGTCGGTGGTGCTGGCGACGCGGGCCTATGCTGATGGTAAAACTGCCGAGGGCAAAGCCTACACTGACGCCCAGACGGGCAGCGCAAAAATTGAAGTGAAAGCTTACACCGATAACATGCTGACTGCGCATCTGGCGGCGGCAAATCCACACCCTCAGTATGCGGTATCCGCTGATGTTGCCGCGACCATGAAAGCGAAGCTGGATGTCGCCGAGGTGGTGGGGATTCCACTACCGTGGCCGCTGGCCGTCGCGCCGGGCGGCTGGCTAAAGTGCAACGGTCAGGCTTTCGACAAAAGCCTCTATCCGAAACTGGCGACGGCTTATCCGTCTGGTGTGCTGCCGGATTTACGTGGTGAGTTTATCCGCGGCTGGGATGACGGACGCGGAGTAGACAGCGGGCGCGCGCTGCTATCAGCACAGCGTGCGACATTACTACGCACCGCAATGATCGACTACGCCGGAACCGATTTAGACGATTCCAGTGTTTTAAACGGACTGGCGTATGCCGAGGCTGATGGCTCTACCAAATCCATCTATCCAGCGTCGGCCATTTATGCGCCGAATGGTAACAATCTGAGTAACACGGCGGCGGCGGATAATGCCGTAGTGGGTACATCGTCATTTGCTGCATTTCAGACCGGCGTTACGCCACCAAACTGGATCTCTGTTCGACCCCGTAGCGTCGCCTTTAACTACATTGTGAGAGCCGCATAATGAGCGAGAAATATTCTGTTGCTGTACAACACGCCGCATTAGGCAAAAACGGGCTGGCTGAACGTGCGGGCTGGCTGACGGTCTATCATGTTGACGCGCTAACACGCGAGTATACCGGCGCCAGTTATGAATATTTAATGATCGGCACTGGCCTGCCTGCCGACAGTTACGCCGACGCGCCCGAGCTGCCTGATACGGGCCAGGCATTGTGCAGAACGGCGGACGGTACGACATGGGAGCATGTGCCAGACCTGCGCGGCAAAACAGCATACAGCATAACTACCGGACAGGCGCAGACAGTACCGGATATCGGCGCGTTGCCGGCTGGGTTAACGTTGCTGGCTCCGGTGACGGCGTTTGATGTATGGAACGGTGGTGAGTGGGTTACCGATGTCGCCGCACAACAGGCGGCTGCGGTCGTGGTAGCGGCGCAAGCGCTGGCAGACCGTAAAGCGGCGGCTGTCGCCCGCATCAATGAGCTGAACTACGCGGCAACACTGGGGATGGCGACCCGCGAGGAGAAAGACGCATTGACCGACTGGCAAACCTACCTGGTGCAATTAAGCCGCATCGATACCGCCGCCGCGCCGGATATCGACTGGCCCACGCCCCCGGAAAAATAACCCCGCCTTGTGCCATTGCTGACACAAGGCGTAATGAATGCGCGGTTGTGTCAGGCATTACACCATAGCAGGCACCCAATTACGGAGGCTGCTATGGCAACTGACTATCATCACGGTGTGCGTGTCACCGAAATTAACGACGGCACGCGCACTATCACAACCGTATCCACGGCCATTGTCGGGCTGGTCTGTACCGCCGACGATGCCGACGCGGCAACCTTTCCCCTCAATAAGCCGGTGCTGATCACCGATGTGCTAACGGCCAGCGGTAAAGCGGGCGAATCCGGCACGCTGGCGAGTTCGCTGGATGCCATCGCCGATCAGGCCAAGCCGGTTACCGTGGTAGTGCGCGTGCCGCAGGGTGAGAGCGAAGCGGAAACCACGTCAAATATCATTGGCGGTGTCACCGCCGACGGCAAGAAAACCGGCATGAAAGCCCTGCTGGCCGCGCAGGCTCAGTTGGGCGTAAAGCCGCGCATTCTCGGTGTGCCGGGTCATGATAATAAGGCGGTAGCGGTCGAGCTGGCGAGCCTTGCCCAGAGCCTGCGCGCCTTCGCGTACGTCAGCGCCTACGGCTGCAAAACGGTGGCGGACGCCATCGCCTACCGGGGCAATTTTAGTCAGCGTGAGCTGATGGTGATCTGGCCGGACTTTGTGGCCTGGGATACCGCCGCCGATGCCGAAGCGACCGCCTGGGCGACCGCCCGCGCACTCGGTCTGCGCGCCAAGATTGACGAACAAACCGGCTGGCATAAAACCTTGTCTAACGTCGGCGTGAACGGCGTCACCGGCCTGTCAGCGGACGTGTTCTGGGATTTGCAAGACCCGGCCACGGATGCGGGGTTGTTGAACCAGAACGCCGTGACCACCTTAATCCGCAAAGATGGCTTTCGCTTCTGGGGCAGTCGCACCTGTTCAGATGATCCGCTGTTCGCCTTTGAATCCTACACCCGCACGGCGCAGGTGCTGGCCGATACGATGGCCGACGCGCACATGTGGGCGGTCGATAAGCCGCTCACCCCCTCATTGGCCCGCGACATTATTGAAGGCATCCGCGCCAAGCTGCGCGAGCTGGCTGCACAGGGCTACCTGCTGGGCGGTGACTGCTGGATTGATGAGAGCGTGAACAGCAAAGACACGCTGAAAGCGGGCAAGCTCGCCATTGACTACAACTACACGCCGGTGCCGCCGCTGGAAAACCTGCTGTTACGCCAGCGCATCACCGACACCTACCTGATGGACTTCACCGGCCAGGTGAGCGGCTAAGGGGCTGAAACATGGCATTACCACGCACACTGAAATACCTGAACCTGTTCAACGACGGTAACAACTTTATGGGGGTGGTCGAGTCATTCACGCCACCCAAACTGACCCGCAAGCTGGAGAAGTTCCGGGGCGGCGGCATGTCCGGCACGGTCGATATCGATATGGGGCTGGACGATGGCGCCCTGGAATGTGAATGGCAGATTGGCGGCTGGGAGCCGCTGATTTTCAAGCAGTTAGGCACGGCAAAAGCCGATGGCGTGCAACTACGGTTTACCGGCGCTATCCAGCGTGACGACACCGGCGAGGTACAAGCGATGGAAATTGTGCTGCGCGGCCGCCATAAGGAAGTCGACAGCGGCGAAGCCAAGCAGGGCGAAAAGACCACCACCAAAATTTCTACGGTCTGCACTTACTACAAGCTGACCATCAACGGCGACGTGCTGGCCGAGATCGACATTCTCAACATGATTGAAAACATCGGTGGTGAAGACCGGCTAGCCGAACACCGATCCGCCATCGGGCTGTAATGCGCTGCAGCACAGGCGGTTTCGTCTGTGCCGGCCACTGACATTTTTTACCGGAGAACCCCATGCAGGAACTGAACACTGAAAAGACCGTCACGCTCGATAGCCCGCTGAAACGCGGTGAGGTGGCGATCGATGTCATTACCATCCGCAAGCCTACGTCCGGCGCGCTGCGCGGCGTGCGTCTGCAGGCACTGATGGAGCTGGACGTTAACGCCGTCATGGTGGTGTTACCCCGCGTCACCGCTCCGGCGCTGACGGCTGCCGAGGTGCTGGAGCTGGACCCGGCCGATCTGGTGGCGCTGTCTGTCGAGGTGGTCACTTTTTTGTTGCCGAAGTCGGCCCGGCAGGATTCCCCGGCGAGCTGACAATAGAGGATTTGGTGGCGGATATCGCCACTGTGTTTCACTGGTCGCCTGCGGTCACCGCGGATATGTCGTTAACCGAGGTGCTGACGTGGCGTCATAAGGCCATTTTGAGAAGCGGAGCCGGTGATGAGTAACAGCAGCCTGCGTCTGCAGGTGGTCCTCGACGCAGTGGATAAACTCACCCGCCCGCTGCGTCAGGCACAGGCGGGTAGCAAAGGGCTATCCGCTGCCATCAAAGAAAGTCAGGCGCGCCTGAAAGCGCTGGACACGCAGGCCGCCCGTATTGATGGCTTTCGTAAAGCCAGCGCCCAGGCTGCCGTGGTCAGTAACAGCCTGAAAAGCGCCCGCGAGGAAGCGGCCCGCCTGGCAACCCAATTTGCCGCCACCGAGCGCCCCACCGCCCAGCAGGCGCGTCTGCTGCAACACGCCAAAGACCGGGTTAACGAGCTGCAGGATAAATACAACGGCCTGCGCGTATCCGTGCAGCGGCAGCGTGAGGCGCTGAGCGCCTCCGGTATCGACACCAAAAAATTGAGCGACGCACAGCGGCAACTGCGCAGCGAAGCACAGTCGGTGACCGATGCCCTGCAACGTCAGCAGCAGGCGCTGAAGCAGTTGGGCGAGCGGCAGCAAAAGTTGAACGCCATCAAGGCGCGGCGAGAAAAGACGCTGGACACCCGCAACAAGCTGGCCGGCACCGGCGGCACGATGATAGCGACGGGTGTCGCCACGGCGGCCCCGATGATTGCGCCGATTAAGGCGTATGCCGATTCAGAAGACGCGGCAACGCAACTGGCCGGCTCCATGATGGGGCCGGGCGCCAAGGTGTCGGCGGAGTTTGAGAAAATCAATCAGTTGGCCGTGTCGCTGGGCGACCGGTTGCCCGGCACGACGGCGGATTTTCAGAACATGATGACCATGCTGCGCCGTCAGGGGCTGTCCGCGCAAAGTATTCTCGGTGGCACCGGCGAGGCAGCGGCTTACCTCGGCGTGCAGTTGAAAATGGCGCCCACCGAGGCCGCCGAATTTGCCGCTAAAATGCAGGATGCAACTGGTACGGTAGAAAAAGACATGATGCCGCTGATGGACATCATCCAGAAAGGGTTTTACGCCGGTGTGGACCCGACCAACATGCTGGGCGGGTTTGCTAAGATTGGCAGCGCTATGTCCATTATCAAGAAAGACGGGATAGAAGCCGCAAAGATTTTTGCCCCCCTGCTGGTCATGGCCGATCAGGCGTCGATGGAGGGCGGTGCCGCTGGGAACGCCTACCGCAAGATTTTTCAGGCAGCAATGAAGACTGACAAAATCAAGGATGTGAACGACGACCTGAAAGATAAAAAAATCAAAATTAAGTTCGATTTCACCAACGGTAAAGGCGAGTTCGGCGGGCTGGAAAAAATGTACGCCCAGTTGGGGCAGTTGCAGAAACTGAACACGGAAACCCGGCTGAAGGTGCTGAAAGACATATTTGGTGATGATGCAGAAACCCTGCAAGCGCTGAACATCATGATCACCAAAGGTCTGGACGGCTACCGGGAAACCCAGGCCAAGCTGGAACAGCAGGCATCCCTGCGTGAGCGCGTAGACGCGCAGTTGCAGACGCTGGGCAATAAATGGGATGCGGCTACTGGTTCATTTACCAACGCAATGGCAAGCATTGGCGCCACCGTCGCCCCAGACCTGAAACAGTTGATTGACGGACTGGGCGAATTGGCCGGAAAGCTCAACGACTTTGTGAAAGCCCACCCAGTACTGGTCAGCAGCCTGTTTAAATCTGCGGCCGGGTTTGCCATTGCCGCCACCGCGATCGGCATCCTGTTTGTTGCGATAGCCTCAGTGATGGGGCCGCTGTCGTTGCTGCGAATGAGTCTGGGTATGCTCGGTTTGAAACTACCCACTCTGGGCGGCGCCGTGGCGCGTTTTGTCGGTCTGTTCGGTAGCGTCGGCTCTGTGTTTAGTGGCGTGGGGCGTCTGCTGCTGTGGCTGGTGGCCTCGCCGTTTGCTCTGCTGCGCACGGCGTTGATGTTTGTCGGCGGTATCTTGGGAACGTTGCTTAGCCCCGTTGCGTTGTTTATGGCGGCGGTTGTTGCTGTCGGGGTAGCGATTTACCAACATTGGGAGCCGATCAAGGCATTCCTGGGCGGCGTGGTAGGCGGTTTCACAGCGGCCGCCGGCCCGATTGTAGCGGCGTTTGAGCCGCTAAAACCGGTGTTTACATGGGTGGGTGATAAAGTCCAGGCGCTGTGGAAATGGTTTACCGACCTGCTGGAGCCGGTGAAGTGGTCCGCTGCCGAACTGGATAACGCCGCCGCGATGGGGCGTAAATTCGGGGAGTTCTTGGCCGACGGGCTGAGCAAGGCCATGCACCCGCTGGACTCACTGAAATCCGGGGTGTCGTGGCTGCTGGAGAAATTGGGTGTCGTCAAAACTGAGTCGGACAAGCTGCCATCCGCCGATGTGATCCAGAAAGCCCAGGATGCCAAAGCCGCGGCGACCGCTCCGGTGAATCCAACCAACGCGACCCCGTGGGGCGCACCGCCGGTCTACAGCCCCTTTGCGGGCATGTATGACAGTGGCGGGGTTATCCCGCGCGGGCAATTCGGCATCGTCGGGGAGAACGGCCCGGAGATTGTCAACGGTCCGGCGCGTATCACCAGCCGCCGCCACACGGCGGCGCTGGCGGCGGCCGTGCTGGGTGCTGCCGCTTCGCCAGTGCTGGCCCAGCCGCTGCACCCGTTCAGCCTGCCAGCCAGTCAGTACAGCAGTGCCGGACAGGCGCGCTCTGCCGGGCAGTTGGCTCCGGCCGCACCGATTACCGTTAACGCACCTATTGCGATTTACACCCAGCCGGGCCAGAACGCGACGGATATCGCCCGCGAGGTCGCCCGGCAACTGGATGAACGGGAACGCCGGGCCAGAGCGAAATCACGCAGCAATTACAGCGACCAAGGGGGGATCGGATGATCAATATTAACTTGAGTGTCAGCGTCATGATGGCGCTGGGCCTGTTCGTGTTTGGCCTGCAAACCGTGCCGTATCAGGAGCTGCAGCGGCAACGTAACTGGCGGCATGTCACTAACAGCCGTATCGGTCAGCGGCCGGCCTGGCAGTTTATCGGGCCGGACAGTGACACGCTGACGCTGCAGGGTGTGCTGCTGCCGGAAATCACCGGCGGCCGGCTGTCACTGCTGATGCTGGAGAAGATGGCGGAGAGCGGTAAAGCATGGTCGCTGATCGAAGGCACCGGCACGATTTACGGCATGTATGTGATCGAGAGCCTGAGCGAAACCCGCACCCTGTTTTTTTTCAATGGCAGCGCCCGGCGCATTGAGTTCACCATCACCCTAAAACGGGTAGACGGGGATTTTGGGGCGGTGACCGGTAGCCTGTCGGAACAGTGGACTTCACTGAAAGACAGCGTGACCGGCTACGCTGACAAGGTGACCACCGCTGCCGGTCAGGCTGTTGACGCCGTGAAAGGGGTGTTTTCATGAGCCTGCTGGGCCAGATGAGCACCGGCCGGGAGTCCACGCCGGATTACCGTATCACCATCAGCGGCAAGGATGTGACCGAAACGCTGGATAAGCGGTTAATGTCACTGACCATCACCGATAACAGAGGCTTTGAGGCCGACCAGTTGGATTTAGAACTGGACGACGCCGACGGGCAACTGATGCTGCCGCGCCGTGGCGCCCAAATTACCGTTTTCCTCGGCTGGAAAGGCTATGCACTGACGAAAAAAGGCACCTTTGTGGTGGATGAAATCGAGCACAGCGGCGCGCCGGATCGGCTGACGGTTCGGGCGAGAAGCGCGGACTTTCGGCAGACGCTGAACATCAAGCGGGAAAAGTCGTGGCATCAGACCACCGTCGGCGCCATCGTGCGGGAGATTGCCGGCCGGCACAAGCTGACTGCTGCACTGGATGAAGTCACCGCCGCCCAGAAGGTTGATCATATCGACCAGACCAATGAGTCAGACTGTTCATTCCTGGTGCGACTGGCGAAAGACCACGGCGCTATCGCGGCCGTAAAGGATGGGCGGTTGCTGTTCCTGCGTCAGGGCCAGGGGAAAACGGCCAGCGGGAAGCCACTGCCGGCAGCGATTATTACCCGTGAAGACGGCGACAGTCATCGTTTTACCCTGGCGGATCGCGGTGCTTATACCGGCGTAGTCGCCAATTGGCTGCATACCAAAGAGCCGAAGAAAAAACAGGAAGTTAAAGTGAAGCGCCGTCGTCGGCGACGTCGGACGTCAACGAAAAAGAAAAAAGAGCCGGAGGCAAAGCAGGGTGAATACCTGATCGGCACTGACGAAAACGTGCTGGTACTCAGTCGGACCTATGCCAACAAAGCTAACGCTGAGCGTGCAGCTAAGATGCATTGGGAGAGATTGCAGCGAGGAACGGCCAGTTTCTCTATCGATCTGGCACATGGTCGTGAAGACCTATTCCCGGAGTTGCCGGTCAAAGTTAGCGGCTTTAAGCAGGAAATAGACATGGCAGACTGGACGATCACAACGGTCACGCATTCACTGAATGACCGGGGATTTATCACGTCTCTGGAATTGGAAGTGAAGATTGACGAATTGGATATGCAATAACCTCTATTCAAAATTGTGAACTTTAAATAGAATATTGTGAATAAAGCAAAGAGGATAACCACTATGATGAGATGTCCACTGTGCGGCCAGGCAGCACACACCAGATCAAGTCATGAAGTCACATCGCATACGAAAGAGCGCTATAACCAGTGTACTAATATTAATTGCGGTCATACCTTTATTACGATGGAGACGTTTATACGCTCAATCGTCGTTCCTGCCAGCATTAACTCCGTACCACAACACCCTAAAGCGAACGGACAAACCGTCCTGAATTTTTAA